AAGACCATCTATTTCGGTCTTAGTGTACTTTAGGAGTAGAGCTAGAAGTTTAGCGCGTTCGACTTCATTCATCATCTTCCTCGATGTTATCAGAAGCCATCGAATCCATGAATCTAGTCATACTTTCAACAAGACGTTTCTCTTCATCACTTATATTTGCTTGTGGGACAAACTTTTCCTGTTGGTCTTGTTGGGGAGGTTGATCTGGTTGTCCTGCTTTGTAATCTACTGGACCACCTAGTCCACCTTCATCATCCATTTCTTGACGTTCAGCATCAATCTCTTGATCAACCTGCTTAATGTCGTCTTCACTCATTCTAAGAACGTTTTCACGGACCCATTTCATAGAGTAATACTTGCCCACTAACGGATCAATCTCACCAGCAAGTCTAAGACGCTCAGTCATAATCTCTGTGTTTTTAAGTTCAGAAAAGTAGTTGTCTTCTTTGAAGTCATAGTGAATGGTGTTTCTCATTTGCTCCCAGTCTGAGCGAGAAAGTACACCTTTCAATACAAGTTGAATCTCTAGCAGACCATCAAACAAATGAGTAAATCTGTTTCGAAGACGCTGTACGAATTTATTAAACTTTATCTCGTCTCTAGTAATTTCAGAAGCTCGGCCGAGATTGAACTGATTGTCTGCTTCCATTCGAGTAATTGGTACATTAAGAGACTTGTACAACTTTCGACGGAAGTAATCTACGTCTTCCATTTCACCTAGGTTTTGTCCACCTGGCAAAGTCGTTATCTCAGTGCCTCTACCGCCCTCTCTACGCGGTAACCAGAAGTCCTCTAACATCGTCATAAACTTACGATCATCGCGTACTTCGCCTGTAGCAGCGTCATACACCAGCTTATTCTTATGTTTGACCATCATGTCTCGAAGATATTGCTCTGCCTTCATTTTCGGCAGATTACCTACGTCAATATAGAAGATTCGACGCTCTGGTGCTCTTGCAAGTCTGTAAATTACAGTTGCATCTTCGAGCATTCTAAGCTGGTTGAGAGGCTTAACTGCCTTGTGTAGATGACCAAGAACCATGTTGTTGCGAGAATCCATTAAGCCACTGTGAATATGGCTAATACTATCTACTGCAATCTTAATACCTTGAGTAGCAGAAGAAGTAATACCTTTTGGATTATAAAGGTAATATTCTTTCTGCTCTTTGTTATAAATCGTAGCTCCAGTACGAGGATCCTTAGACTTTACCTTTTCTCGTACTTTACGGATCTTTCGTGGATCAATGTATCTAAGCTCTTTGATGCCATCTCTTGGGTCTTTATCATTTATAATGATGTGGTGATAGATTCGACCATCTACATACCAGCGTCTAAAGATATCATATCCTTTGTTGCTAAAGTCTAGCATCTCAAGAATAGTTTCGAACTCTTCACGAATCTTATTCTTGATAGAGTTTGGCTGCTTAAGATTATCCAATACAATTTCAATTGGATTTTGATCATCCATTACAATTGCTTCGTTCACAACGTCTTCTACAGCCGAATCACATTCTGGCTGCATAGACATTTCACGGTAACGGGATACGAGTTCAGCTTCCGACTTAGCAGTTCCATCTAGGTCTACAAAAGTACCATAGGAACCACCAGGAGCTATCTCAATAGCACCATCGTCTGTCTGGGGAGGTACAAAGGTTTTCAGATCTTCTTTTTCTTCTTGATCTGCCCTTGTTATATTAAATCCGAAAAGTTGCACTATGTTGTCCTCAGAGAATAAAAAAGGAGGTCGAAATATTTATCGACCTCGTCAAAAACAGTGTCGAGTCAAATCGCAAAGATTTTAGAAGCACCGTCAGAGAATTTCACAGTAATGTTGCCACCGTTGGGAAGGATAGGAAGTCCGGTGGCCGTATCAATGTAAACTACTAATCTTGAATCTGCTTGTCGATTACCATCATTTTCAGCATCACCTGTGTTGTGATACAAAATTAATGCTTCACAGTTAGCTCCAGTTACAAAAGGAAATTCTACATCTGTAGCATCGAAAACACCGTCAGTAATTGATTTACTAGCTAGGTTAGCTGTAGCAACTACTGCGGTGTTTGGAACACTTGATCTAAACTCATGCGAAGCACTAAAGGTGTAGACGTCCGTGTCTACTAATGCGATTGTGACTACATTAGATGACAGATTTAATTCACCACCAAGCAAAGCCTGCTTAGCTTTTGTATAAAGCTGATTAGCCATCTAACTAATCCTTTTAGTTTACAGCAGCTTCCTGGTGCTCCCACCAGTCGTATGCAAATGTAATTGTAAATTCCTCAATCGCTTCAGCTTCCCAAGCAAGATCAATTGGTGATACTGAAACCGGGTATAGACCATCAAACTTGTATGTTTGAATGACACCACCTTCTTTACTGTATTGCTTAACCAAAGCCTGAGCTTTGTACTGAGATGGATTAGTACCATACTCGTTGAGATTATCAGAGTGGTTATTGATCCTGTGACTCCAGTTCTCCATTGCATTACGGATCTTAAAGTCTTCGTCGTTCATTACTGTTACAGTCCAGTCATCAAACGTGCGATTACCAGCAAGTTTAACCTGACGACCAAAGTAAGGAACAATTACAGTACCCAGTGATGAAGCAGGCATCTGACCTGCACGTACCATGAAGGGAGACTTAGAGATCAAATCACCACCATTCAGAGTTCCCCCTGTTGGTTGAAACAATTGGATCTCAAACAGAGAGGGACGAGCCCCCCCCTGTGCAAGCTCACCCCTAAAGGTGTTTACGTTAAAAGCCATTGTTATTCTCCTCTACCTTGTATTATCCGAACTGACCTACGACTTCTTCGAACTCGACACCAGTTCTAACAGCAACAAAGTTGAGCTGAATAAAGTTGATAGCGCGAGATGGCTTGACATAGATGTCTCCAACAAACTCGTTACGATCAATAATTTCTGAAGTGTTGTTAGATTCGTCACATACGACCCGGAAGTCTGTGATACCGCGACGACCCTGAACATCTCTCAAAAAGGGCTCAACCAAATTGACAAACTGTGCTCTTGTAAATTCATCGTTGAATTCGAACAGGCTTTGTCTAGCTGCGATTGCAATTGCCTTTTCAAGGACGATAAACAATCGACGTACATTAATTCGATCAAATGCACTTGGGTATCCAAGCAACGTCTTATCACCAAACAGGATTGTGCCTTCGCCTGGGAATGTCGTTACTGGGTTAATACCATTCTTGTACAATTGATCTCGCTCAGTCTTGTTAGGGTTGAATGCAAGACTTACTACATTCTTGATTCGACCACGAGTAAGACCGGCCGGCGAATACCATGGATCCCGAACTTCATCTGTTCGAGCCATTGTACCAGCGGTATCACCATTTAATGGTACCCAACGATACTGATCACTGTACTTATCGTATTGATACTTATAACCGCTATCCAAAACTGCATAAGAAGTTGATGGAAGAGTATTTCTAAACTCTATAATATCATCAACCTCTGCAGTATCATAGGAAGTATTGTTTACTACATCAGCCTGTTCAGGTGAAATGCACACTACGCAATCCTTTCTGTACTCAGCAATATTATTGATCAAGTGAATTGCGGTAGCTGACGTAGATGATCCAGCAAGAAGCAATGAAATATCAACTTCTTCAGATGATTTAAACAAGTCGTATGCATTTTGATATTGACCTGGAGTACCAGCTGAGCCATCAGAACCTGAAGCAAGTGAATTTGTGATTGGTGTGTTACCACCACCGAAAGCACTGCTTGCAGCAGAACCTGCGTTAGTTACACCTGATGGATGACCTGCCCACCACAAGTAAGCCGACTGTCGATTCAAGACTTCTTTGTAGTAGTTGGTTGACCCATCTTCATTTCTAGCATCGGAAGCCTTTGATAGAGCATCAAATACCTCTATTACTTGACCTTTGGCGTTAGTCCACTCACCGTCTTCGTCGATAACTACAATATGCATCTGGTCGTTAGTACCACCACGTGTAGTTGCAAAGGGTGAAGTACCTGGAGCAGCAGTTACAAAATCATAAAACTCCCATCGACGATTAAGAGCAGTACCTGCGTTTACGGTGTTACCAGTATAAGAAGTAGTCAATACAACAGAAAGACCACCTGCATCTACAGTTGAAATTTTGTAAATTTCTTTGTCCGGACCAAGCTGAATCAAATCACCGGCTGAAAGAACAGCTGCCTGGTTTGCAGAGAATACAACACCGTTGTTGCCGTTAACTACCGTGTAGTTACCAGACAGTGTAGATTCAAAAGCGGTGTTGCTTGGGCAGATTGAATACTTGAGTGAGTTACCAAGCGTACCTGGGTACTTGGCGACTACATCACCACCACCAGTAATGCCTGATGAGTACAAAGCATCGTAATCTTCTTCGCTCTTAACAAGAATGGTAGCAGAATTTGCGTTAGCGTTTACGAGTCCAGTGTTGTTAATACGAACAAGATGAAGCGTGTCTGAGTACGCTAAAAAGTTAGCGGCTGTAAAGAAATCCTTAAAGTAAGTTCCGTTTGGCTTTTGGAACTGACTTACAAGCTGAGTTTCGTTATTAATTAACGTACGTTGCTCAACAGGACCCCAACGGAACTGACCGGCAAAGCCGCCAGCTGTCGTTTGCACTGCAGGAACAATCGCTGTGAGATCAATCTCACTAGTGTTGATTCCTGGAGAAATCTGGAAGGCCATTTTTGTCTCCTCGTGGTTTTTGTTTCTCGTATATTTATAATTTTTAGAAGTCTACGACATCCTCGACGTCATACTGATAACCTAAAGGACCAACCGTATCTTCCGCATGGTAAACGTCGTGACCGTCATTAACTATACCAAATGGTAAAACATCATCTTCAATCATTTTTTGATTTTCTTGATATAGACGACTGCGGACATCATTATCAGTAAGTTCGATAAAGAAGTCTTGTCTTACTAACCACGAAAACAAAACGGCACACATAACAAGGTCATCGTGGTGACCTTCTTCAGCTTCATAGCTGTTTCTCTTATTTATGAAAACTGAAAGTTCCTGTAGTAGGTCGTAATCATTTAGTATTATCTTATCATTTTCAACTACATCTTTTAAGTGTGAACACCCAACTCTTTTTACTGTCTTAGTTGTCTTTACTCCAAGTTGGATACGATGTGAAAATCCTCCTCCAACTTGTTGTCCACCTCTACCTCTCACACTAGTAGATAGTATATTTTCGTATTCGAGATCCTGTTGAATGATACTTGCAACAGTTTCACCTAGATCATTTAACTCAACCAACACAAACGCATTGTTATACATCGTAGCCGCATTTACAATAACGTCTGGATAGAACATTGGTGAGATCTCTTTCGATCTGTACTTGCCTACTACCTTGTATGGCATCTCAGTGACATCAAACACCAAGAAAGCACTGTAGTCTAATCCAAGACCTCTAGCTGAGTCAACTGTTATTACATATAATCTGTCGGGCTTTGGCTTCTCGTAAATATCGAATCCATTGCGAGTTTTTATTGGATAAATGAAAGGTATTTGTGCTAGCTTTCTACCATCGATAAGAGTAGCCGAGCTTCCTAAAAACTCACATTCAAATTCTTGTCTGAACTGCTCTTCACTGGTGTTCTTAATTGTTTCCTTTTTCCACTTTTCATCTCGACCAGGCACATCTGACCAGTGAACGTCTTGCCTTATGTAATCGTTGTTACCTTCTTCACTGTCTACCCATATCTTATAGAACATATTCATTCCATTGGGGGTAGATGTAATTAGTACTTTAGTGGTAGTACCAGATGAAATTGTTGGAAATACTGATGCGAAGAACTCTTCTTGTAGGTTATTTGGTACAAACGCAAACTCATCAAGATAGATTAAGTTCTGAGATGTACCTCGGATGGCTGATGATGATGTGGCTGAAGCAAGGATCTCTGAGCCATTCTCTAACTCAATGTTACCTTTATTCCATTCCTTGACACCCTGCTGTAACCACTTTGGTAAGTGCTCATAGGCGTTTTGGATCCTACCAAGAATTTCCCTTGCTTGAGCAAGTTTGTTTGCAAGGATAGCAACACTATATTGTTCGTTAAACAAGACTTGCCACAGAATATATGCAGCTACAGTAGTTGTCTTACCAACCTGCCTGGGAAGTTTGCAGATAACAAATCGGTTGTCACCAAACTTCTGTACCATTTCTTCTTGAAAGGGCCAAAGATCAAAGTTAACAAGACCATAATCAACGTGAACAATCTTTACATACTTCTTGATAAAGTGAATGGGGTCACGGGAGCATTTGATATACTCCTGCACCTGCTCCTGTGTATACTCAACAGGAACGCCAACCTTTTTTAGGTTTTTGTTACCAAGATAATTTTCTATAGCCATAAGCTGTTGACTTTTTTTGGAACACGAGGATAATAGCCGGTGTAGCCGGATTAAGACTTATCTTCTAAATTATCCTTTAACATATTCTGTAGTTCGGTCGTAGACCCAACGAAGAGAGCGTTGGTTACGTTATTGGGACCTGATTGTACGTTATCTTCTTGTTTAAGTTTTTTGACTTTTGCCTGTACCTCTAACAGATCCTTGTTTGCGTCTGTTAACGTCTTCATTAATGACGCAACTACTTCAAAAGCCCTAGGATGCTCGCTTGACTTAGCTATTTCTACTAATTCATGTAGAGCGTGAGATCCGTTTTCTATAATTTCGTATAGGTTCTCGCGAGCGTATCTGTAATCAGTGTCAATGTCACCGGTATGATCTCTACCTTCACGATTAGTCAGCTCGTTTCTTGGCTGTACAGCTACAAGCTCACCTTTCGCTTCAGAAATGCTAGTTGTATTTTCAGGCATTCCAAACAGATCGTTTAGATTGCTTTCCAGCTTTGTCTTAGACACTGTCAGTACCACCACTGAAGAACTGCTGATCTTCAATAAATCCATAATCGTCAGTACTACTTATCTGTGCTGGAGGTACCGTGATAGTCGAGTCTGATGTAGGTGTACCATTAGCTGTAAGTCCAGGCGTAGCAGTAAGTATAGACGATATAGCTGAAGAGTCTCCAGACGTGGTTTCTATATTAGTAGTAGCGATCGCTCTCTTAATAACACCCTGAGTTCTGATTGGTCCGAACAGATATCCCTTGACAGTAAAGTTTAAAGTGTGAATCAGTGCTCTACGAGTTGAAAAGTCACCCTCGTAAGTGTCCTCAGTTGAGATGTCATTAAACACAACTGGAACATCCATCTTTAACTTAAGCTCCGGAATCAAATTGACACTGTTCGTCCATTCAGGAGTAAAAAATGGCAGTATACCTTCAAGTATCTGAACCCCATCGTCTGCATTTTTTACAAACACAGAGAGGGCTATATTGATATCGAAAGGTACCGGTGTGTATTGATACTTTAGCTTATCCTTATCGGTATAAGTGTATACGTTTTTAAGTGTGGAAGGTAGTTTACGTGATGAGTTGTAATTCATCGACGTAATCTCAAAAGACATTCTTGGCAAAACTATAGCAACATCTTTATCAAAGTTAGGATCTTGAGCAAGTCTTACTAAGAACTTTTCTTTAGGACCATACGCAATTGGAACCCTTAGTGTTTGGATTCTTTCGCCAGCAGTATTGAATCTTTGTACATCAATATCATTGAACATTGTACCGAACATGACAATGTACTTTCTGATAATACTGTGATAGTAAGTGTGCCCAAACATCAGTACCTGTCTACCTCACTAAATGGATTAGACTCGCTAAAGTCTAACACAGAATCAGCTTCGAATTGGAAGAACGTATTGTTAGCAGCAGGTGCAACAGTTGCAAGCTCAAATTCTTGAAGGATGCTATCACCGTCCTCGCTCTTAATTATACCTGATCCATCCTCTAGGGTGAATTGATATATCAACGTGTTAAGGCTGAATTGATCCTCAGTTGCATCAATTGTGCTATCGCCAGTATCAATAGCTTCGCTGCTATATTCATAAAGTTCACAGCGAAGATCATAAGACTGCATTCTACCTAGCTGAAAATGTACAGGGCGGTCATCGACATACATTACTTCGAATATCTTGTCCATCATAGGGAAATAGATCAGATCTCCCTCTCTTGGACGGTTCAGGGTGTTTAAGTAGTCGTCACCTTCCTGTACCCATGCTTCAGTTGCCGCATCTCCAGTTAAAAACTGTCGACTTGGTTCATTGTTGTTACCATCTTCAAATACAAGATTGTAACCAACCTCGGTCATAAGTTTGGGAGACGTAATCACTTGATCAAATCTCTTTCGAGATACAGTTAATACTATTTGATCTCGTATCTCTAATCCAAACTTACTAAGAAATTGTCCATCACCCTCAAAGCCTTCCATCGACTTCAAGTACATCTCTATATCTATGGCTTCTTGAAACTTTGATAAAACATCTTCACCAAACAAATGATCGTTCTTTACAGCTGTCCGCGGAAGGTATTTTACGTCGTGCCCATATATCTTGATTGACTCGAGTATAAGGTCTTCAACGACGTCCTGCTCGCGAGCAAATCCATAGTTGTTAAAGTATTTGTTTAACACGCTTCGTCAGCCTTTATGGATCTATGGTACTCCACGTACCTTGCAGCGTTTTGAATGATTTCTGGGTCATCTTGTAACAAGCCAAGTGCGGCATTACAGTTAGCGCAAAGTAAATCTCTCACGTTACCGGACACGTGACAATGATCAACAGCCGGCTCTTTGGGACCGATCATTTCCTTCTCGCATATCTTACATTTGTTTTGTTGGTCCGTTATCATATTGGAATATTGTTCCATAGTTAGACCATACTTAACCCTTATTTGCTTTTCACGGACGCGGTACTTATTTCTTGCATACCAAGCCTTAGCGTGTGCTGCGGCCTTCACGGGATCGCGATTTTCCCTTCGCGTCTTGTTAAAACAAGTACGGCACTGAGGATTGCGGCCACCCTTATGTATGGAGGATTTATGGTACTCCGTCAGTGGCTGCTCAACCTTACACTTACTGCAAAACTTCATCCTGTCATATCACCAACTGGTAACGAGTAACTATTAATCATCTCATCCTCAAGCATCTTGATTTCTTCCTCAGCCTCATCATATATTCGTTGCCCGTTGAATGTTAAGCCGCCTGGCATCTGCATTCCATCATATTTTTTTACGTTAAGTCCCCACTGCCTTTTAATCAACGCAGTAGTATATCTCATCAACCAACGATCACCCCAAACGTCAGTATATGTGCCAGGATCAGTTACTTTGTATGCGTCAATAATGATATAGTTACCAGTAGATACATCTTCATCCCACTTCATATCAATGTATAATCGATTAGTATGTCGATTAAACCTGATTGGCTTTTTGCCGACAAATATTTCTTCTAACTGCTCTACGTGCCTCATGGCCGTCACATACGGAACGTAAGTTGTAGAAGAGAAGTCAAATAGATCGTTTAAATGAATCTGGTAACGAATGTTGAAAAGGTTTGAGGACTGAATAGCATCACCAATATCGAATACCCCAACAACTCCAATGTAAGAGTCATCAAGAGTAATATACTGATTAGACTTATCACCTGCAGTGACTTGATGCTTAACGTAAACACGCTCAGTACCGTCGAAGTGATAGTCTCTGTAGTAAAGTAATGCTTCGTCAAGTCTATCTTCTACCTGCTCGTCATCCACATTGATATCTACGACTGGCTTTCCTAACCTTCGCAAGCAATGTTCTTTAAGTTGGTCTCTGGAAGTTGGAATGGCCATAGGTCACCTCTATTATTATGTACTATTTATAACCATACCAATTTGTTAATCGTGTAGATATAAAAAAGGCCCAGTTAAGGGCCTCTCACAAATAACTCATGTTAAACTTGTTGCCCAGCTGCACCATTTCTAGTCTGTGACAATTCACCTACATCAGTAGCCGGACTGTCTGATGCAAATGGGAACTTTTCGATTGTGTTGATCTCCGATGGACTAGCGGTTGGACCAATTGTTCCACCTGATGTGTATCCACTTGCTGTTGAGGATTGACCAGCTCCGCCAGCTATAGCCGTTGCCAATTCAGCAATATCAGTAGCATTAGCATCTGATGCAAATGGGAACTTATCGATTGTGGTTTGAAAGTTAGGAACACGACCACCTGCTGAGTATCCAGATTCCGACGATGACGCTCCTGATGGACGAGCTCTAGCTTGTGTCAATTCACCTACATCTGTGGCATTGGTATCAGTTGCAAATGGATACTTATCGATTGTGTTGGTTTGAGGTGGTAATTGACCACCTGAGTTATAACCGTTGTCCGATGATGATTGTCCTGCTTGAAAACGTCTGGATTGGAACAAATTACCTACATCAGTATTCGGACTGTCTGATGCAAATGGGAACTTGTCAATCACATTGGAAAGGGTTGGAGAACTGGGACTACCACCTGAAGTGTATCCACTTACAGTTGATGATTGGCCTTCTGCACCATATCTAGCGACTGATAACTCCCCGACATCAACAGCACTAGCATCAGCTGTAAATGGGAATTTGTCGATTGTGTCGACAACGGATGGACTTTCACCACCTGAAGTGTATCCATTTACAGCTGATGACTGGCCAGCTACACGATCTCGAGCCAGTGACAATTCACCTACATCTGTGGCATTGGTATCAGTTGCAAATGGGAATTTGTCGATTGTATCAACATAGGCTGGAGTAGTACCACCCGAAGTGTATCCACACAATCTACCATATCCACCTGGTGTTCGAAGATCACAAAAACAATCGGCGAGTGCCTCCCCAGTAAATTTTATGCCAGTTGGCGTCTGGCAGAAACATCCTCCACCAAAACATACAACATTTCCATCGATACAAATAGCCACAGAAAATTTCCTTTTTTACGTATTTATAATTTTACTTCTAATAAACTCAATTATCTGTGAGATCTCTTGTTGGCTGAAATCCATAGTGTTTTGGTTTAACCGATTTACAAACTCTCCATCACCATTACTAAGTCGTATAGGGTTGTATATTGGACGACTACCTTCTTTACGAATAATGCTAAAGTACTCGGGATACGTATAATTTTTATCCACTGTACCGCCCATAATTACTGTACCAGGTTTTTGCATCGCATAGGCTACATGCTGAGCACAACTATCAACTCCTATAAAGTAGTCGGAGTGCTTAACAAACGCAGGAAGTACTCTAAAATATGGGTTCCAGTTATTGATAGGTATGCTCCTATCATCATTACTAAAAAACTGCTTAGCGCTTGCATATATGATTACAGCAATGTCTTGGATACCCTCACTGATCTGCATATAGTGCTGATGACTAAAACTCCTGCTAGTATCATCAAATGGCTCACCATTCATAAACTTTACTGACGAACCGTACGGTTGAAACACTACAACCTTTTTGTTTGGATTCTCTGCTCGTATCTGATCAAATATCTCTTGCGTCTGCTGCTCTTCGAAGTTACTTATATACAGGTTTGGTGTTTCCAGGTCACTATGATCACTGGTTTTGTTAATAATCTCATCAAATGCTTCAATTAAATTTGTTTGTTGGTTGTAAAACGAATACAAAGTATACGGTTCTGGTTCAACAACGTTGTTATCTTTTATATGTAAGTCAAACGTACCTTTTGCATTAGCTTCAAACGATCTTTGTTGAAGCAGTGGGTGACTCCAGAATAGGTCGACCCACCCATGCACTAATACCTTGAAGTCATCGTGAGGATTAAGCCTGTGGTACTTCTCTAAAGCAGGTATAGCAGTGACGACGCGTCCAGCACCACCACTGATCACAAAGGTTGTATTTCTCATAATGTAAACTCATTTAAACTTGTTGTCCTGCCATACATCGTCTAGCCGATGTTAAATCGCCGACATCAGAGGCAGGACCATCAGAAGCAAATGGGAACTTGTCAATCGTGTTGCATGTTTGCCCCCCTGATGTATAACCGTTGTCCGATGATGATTGTCCTGCTGTGTGGTATCTAGCGCATGATAACTCCCCGACATCGCTAGCATTGCTATCAGCTGCAAATGGGAATTTATCGATTGTGTCAACTATAGGTGTAGCGAAACCACCCGATGTGTACCCACTTACCGTTGATGATTGTCCTGCTGGACCGTATCTACCCTGTGTCAAATCACCCACATCAGTCGCATCAAGATCTGAAGCAAATGGGAATTTATCAATAATGTTCAGTTTGGTGAGCTGACCACCTGATGAGTATCCACTTACCGATGATGATTGTCCTGCTAAAGCATATCTACCCTGTGTCAAATCACTCACATTAGAGGCATTGGTATCAGTTGCAAATGGAAACTTGTCAATGATGTTGAATCCCGGCGAACCAATGGGCGGCGAACCACCTGATGTATAACCACTTACTGCTGAAGTTTGTCCAGTTGCAGCAGTTACTTGACGGGTCAAATTACCAACATCAGAGGCAAGACCATCAGAAGCAAATGGGAACTTGTCGATTGTGTCAAAACGCCCCAACCCAGGAGGGTGGCCAATGCCACCTGATGTATAACCACTTACTGTTGACGATTGACCTGCTGAATGCCGTCTATTCTGTGACAATTCACCTACATCTGTGGCATTGGTATCAGTTGCAAATGGGAATTTGTCGATTATTGCGCCATCGTCCTCGTGGCCACCTGATGTATAACCAGATACAGTACCCTGTGCTTGAGATATGAAATCACAAAAACCGCATTCTGCTTTGATTACACCGTTAAAGCTAAAACCAGGAGATGTATCACACATAGTGAAACTACCAAACTCCACGCAGCTTCCACAGACAGTAATAGCCATGTTAGACCTCTTCTAGTGAGTTAGTTAAAATTTCTATCACTTCCTCATCCTCTTGCTTAGCAGCTTCCAACACTGTCTCAAGCTCTTCTTGATCCAACTCAAGAAGTTTCATGGCTAACATGGTTACTGTCACTTTACGATACTCGCGCAAGATGCAGTATAACTATCATACCACGCCTCTACTTCTGCGGTAACCTCTGCATCTGTTTTGTCACGCCAGTTTTCAGTGTCTTCCTCCTGATCATATGGATCAGTTTCCGAACCAGTGTAAATACGTTCAGGGGTAACTGCATGTAACGCAAGTTGTCTTGTAACCAGCTGTGCTTTAGTTAAAGTTTCCACCGTGTCTGGAATGTAGTATTCCGCGTTGTCAACAATCCAACCAACCATAGAATGATCAGTGGAAGGGAAGTTTCCACCCTCACGAATCCAGTTAGGCGCCTGTCTCTGTCCTCTGTGACCCACAATATGTAATTTATATTCTACGACAGCCATTTTAGTCCTCGTTTGTATTTTTTGGGAGTGCTAGTTTATTTATGTCAGAGAATTCTTTAAGCGGCTCATCTTTGAATCCTCTCAACTCCATTACCTTTTTGTCAACCTGATAAAAATCTATTAACTCATTAGTCATATTGTCAACAAACTCATGTAATTTAGATACATCCCAACTTTCATCTTCTTCTTCGGATGCAACATAGATACGAATAGCCTTTTGCACCTTCATTGGATTGACGCCAATCTGCTCCATATATTCTTGCTCACCTTTAGTGATCGAACCACCCTGACGAACATCACGAATACACTGTACAAGCGACCTCTTTAGGTGCGACTTACTTTCTTCTAGCTCAACATCATACTCACTAAAAGAGTTGACACGCTCCTTAAGCTGTTCGTACATCTCGTTCATTGCGAGAACATCCTTCATTGCACCTTCTATGTAACGAGCGCTCTCAACCATACCTTCTTGTAGTTCTGCTAGCTTAACTTTAAGGTCAATCTCTTTCCAATAATCCAAAGTACCATCTTGATTGCCTTTATCCAACTGCTCTTGAATCTTTTGTATCTTGATCTCGTTTTTAACATGCTTCCACTTTGCAGTGTTTAAAGCACCTTTCTTAGAAGATATCTCAGCAGATATTTGCCGCATGTTCTTCATAGGAGAGTGATAACTAAAATTGATGTGCCTCCATGTCCATTGAGTATGACTATGGTTCCAAATTGTCTCTAGCTCACCAACGTTCGCCAGAGCTTTGTCAACCTGTTGCGAGTTCTCTACCAATGACTTGCCACCAAAACTCTCAATATTGCCGAGAGTGCCGTGACCAAATACCATACTTAACGGAACTTTTTTGTCTTCAGTAATTGCAAGCTCTTTGTTGTTAGCAATAGCATCTACAATAGTTAATTGTTTTTTATCATCATTATCAGACATTTTATCTAAATCTCCTGGCTCCATGTATCCAAATGACTAACGCGTACCGCTCACCATATTCTATAGGAGTCACCCTATGTGGCATATAACTTGGAAATAAACTTATTGCACCTTGATCTCTAGGCGCCGTGATTTGTCCACCGTGATCAAATACTTCAAGATCACATCCCTTGTATTTATCTGGATCGGTCAGCTGCACGGTCAAAGAAATCTTTCGGGTAGCAGATTCACCTTTACCAGCATCAACGTGCCAATCATAATGCCCTGGTACATCATCTGTTGCGCTATAATGAATCAACTGCAGTGAATGTGTGATTCCTACTAAATCATAGTCAAAAAAATCACTGTTGACAATAGATGTAATTGTAGCAAGTTTATCAAAGATCCAACGATGCTCCGTAGTATTTTCAATATTGAAAATATTAGCTGATCTTATGTGTCGTTTAATAGCACTATCATCCCCACCGCCAACAGAGGCTGTTGATGGGTACGCTTCTTGAAAACGAGATACTATTTTTTCACACTCATCTTTTGTAAACATTAAAGATGGTGCATTATCAGAATAAATTGACGTGTATCCCGGCAAGATATTATCCTTACTTGGAATTATCACTCCATCATACATTGGCTTTCTATACTCAACGTCTTGCAAAATATCTTGCACGGCATTGGTGTTTACTTTTGTTTCAGCAGTTGTGCCTAACTGCGGTCTTTTATCAAGTGCATGTTCTTTATACGGCCCGTCTGCATCGACATAGTGAAGAAACACCTGTACATGCCAATTGCCTTTAAACGGCTTACGCCAGTGACATATCTCACATCCTTTATATACGGCTAAATCTCCTGGTTCTAAAGTTACCAACAATTCCTTTTCTTCATCAAAGTAAATTGGCCAGTTAAATTTTGCATCAAACCCAAGAGTTAGCGTTGCACTAATCTCACAAGATGGTCTGTCTTTATGCTTTTTAAGAATCTCTCCTGGGCGATATATTCTGGCATACGTATATGTTGGTATTAGTTGTTTTCCGACGTGGTTGCCTATTGGCTTAGCAAAGTCAGCAAGTAACTTATCAAACACTGGATCACCGTAAATAGCGTCTGATTGTGGGCATTGATCGTCTTTAGTCAGTTTGCCTTGATTATGGAGGTCAAACATATGATCTGTAAGTTGCCTACACCTATCTTGATTCAGCGCCCTTTCTAAAACTACGTATTTGTTTTGTTCAAAATATTGTTGGGAGCTCATTGCGTTTCACCTATGTTAAAACTAATAGATATCCTTTCACCCTCACTGTTGCTTGGCTCTACGTAATGTTCTAACCAGCTTGGAAACAGGATTAATGCTAGCCTTTGTGGTTCAATCGGATAATCTTTATTACGAATTGGATGGTTTTGTGATCTTACTGCAGGGTTGCATATAATTAACCGCCCGCTGTCTTCGGGAACCTGCAAGTAGAATACACCTGACAGTATCCCTTCATGTACGTGATGAGCGTTGTAACTACGTTTTTGATTAACCATTGCCCACATTTCTAAAAACTTTAGATCAGCTGACGTGTAAGGTCTAACAACTTCTCTAGCAATATCTAACAATGATGAACCAAGTTCCTTAAAGATACCGTGTTGATGAAGATTGCACTCTGAATGCCACCCACCAAAGTTACTTTTCTTCAGCGATTCGTTGTTTGCTTTTAAGTCCAATATGTACTCGACATAATCCATCACTTGGTAGTGTTGATCGTTTAGTACATACCCCCATATGGGATTGTAAAATACGTTATGCTGATTGGGATGCGTTGGGATAGAATCCATCATAAAACCACTTGTGCTCACTCAATACTTTGTTGTGGAAATTGTCTGACAGGTTACGTACTACGTTACTACTAGTAAGTTCGCGTCTGACTACATGGGACGTCTTTTCTCTGAAGTATGCATTATCATGCTCAAATAAAGCAGACTGCTGTATATTATTTAGGTCGTGCTCGTAGAACGGTAATTGTAAGAACTGATATATCTCACTAAGCGCCTGTTCAGGTTGAGTTACAAAGTCCTCATATCTTACAAACTTTATACGATTGCTGTGACCATCTTGCCACAAATGCATCAGCCGAGGAACTTCTTGATACAAAGCAACAGAAAAGGCATTCTCGGTGTTAAAGTGGTAATGATACTTTTCATCCTCACTCATACATCCGTAGCTTTTACCATCATCACCGTATGAGTGCAGAGCTTTAATGCTACGGTTTATCTTGTCAAAGCTCTCAGCAACGTCACGAATATCTCTAACAGTTACTATTAGTTTGGAATTGGGATACAGGTGATGCAAACGAGACCATGCACGATTCTTTGAAACTACAACAGGCTTGTCAGTTAACCCATCAAACCATCCTTGAGTAGCGCCTTGAACCATACCATATGTTGCGTTGTCTGCATCCTGTGCATTCATCGCTTGGAATGATTCTCTGTAACGAGATTTGGTTATCAAACTCTCAATTGTTTCAGTGAGAGCACAAGTACCGGTTGTGAATATCGAAGGATTTTGTTGTAGTACATTCATAAGCACCGTGCTCCCTGATCTCGGGATCCCGGCACAAAAATGTATTGTTTTCATAATATAATCTCATGTTAAACTTGTTGTCCTGCAGGAAAATCTCTGGATTGGGTTAGATCACCCACATCGGTCGCACTTAGATCTGAAGCAAATGGGAATTTGTCAATGACATCAGTTCGTCCAATGCCGCTTTTATCACCACCACTAGTATATCCAGACACGGTCGAAGATTGCCCGGCCGAACCGCCACCGCAAGCAGTTATTTCCCCAACATCTGTGGCCCCCACATCCGATGCAAATGGAAACTTGTCAATAGTGTCGACCTGTGTTGGGGTAATACCACCTGATGTATAACCATTTTCAGATGACGATTGACCCGATACGTTATCTCTAGTAGAAGTTAGCTCTGCTACATCGGTTGACGGACCATCTGAGGCAAACGGAAACTTGTCTATGTCGCTTCTTACACTGACAAAACAACCACCTGATCTATATCCGAAGGTAGATGAATTTTGACCTGTGTGGCCACACCTAGAGCTTACCATTGGAAAACCAGTAGCAACTGCGTTGCCATCAGATGCGAAAGAAAATTTATTCACACAACTATTGGGCCCACTTCTTCCGCCCGAATGATATCCACATTCAGTTGACGAATTGCCTGCTCCAATGCTAAAATTAGCTGTCAGATCCCCAACATCTGTGGCATTGCCATCTGAAGCAAATGGAAATTTATCAATAACATTAGTATCAGCAGGAATTCTTCCACCGGACGTATAACCAGAAACCGATGACGATTGACCTGATCCAGCTCTCCTTCCCTGTGATAAATCCCCAACGTCGGTAGCATTGGAATCTGATGTAAAGGGAAACTTATCCACAGTATCCAATTCACCACATGGAATACCAGGATTGGAGCCGCCAGAGGCATAACCAGAAATTGATCCTTGAGCGTGTGTTGGAGATATACCACAATCAGCAAAATCAAACCGGCCGGAAATGTAGATACCAGCAGGGTCAACACAGATAGATTGTGACCCAAAATTTATACAATTTCCGCAAACTGTAATAGCCACAATTAACTCTCTAACTTATCGTTGAGTTCTTTGATAGCCTGTACTAGAACACCAACAAGCGCACCGTAATTGACACTCTTCATTCCTTCGCCATCTGTCACAACAACGTGTGGTATAACTTCTTCAACTTGTTGTGCAATTAAACCTGTGCTGTGCTCACCGTTCTTCTTCCAAGTAAAGTCAACACCGTTGAGTGACATAACCTTATCAAGTGCGTTTGAAATAGTTACGACGTTGTCCTTGACCCGTATATCAGAAGTTGCTGTAAATATAGGAGCGCTACACACCCCGGTATTAGGATTAAATGTAAACGAGCCAGTGTCTATGCCTGCAAAGGCCTGGGTTCCTGACGTCTCGTTAGTAAACACGATATTGTAAGCAACGTTGGCAGATGTATCAGTAACGGTAGCACCTGCAGAAATACCTGTCAAGGCTGAACCATCACCAGCATAAGAGTTAGCTGATAATCGGCCTGTATGAGGATTAAAGGTAAAGAAAGAATTGACGTTAGCAGATACCATCGTACCACTGGCTATACCAGTAAATGGCACAAACAGTTCAACGTTAGAAGATGTCTGACTTGCTACAGTTGAACCTGCATTAGTCAAATTACTTCCATCGCCACTAAACGATGCAGCAGTAACAGAACCCGAGGCAGTTATATTTACAATGTTGTTGGCGTTTCTACCATCATCAATGACAGTAGTACCCGATACTTTGATAGCCATCTTCGTCTCCTGGACTATTAGCCTAAGTTATTGTTATATTTATAACTGTAATATAATTAAATAAACTAAATAAAATTTCTATGACAATTTGGTTTCTAGATCAATGATTCTATCTAGCAGTTTTTTGTTTGACTCAATAAGGAAGGCAATCAGACCCATATATTGAACGGTAAGATCACCACTTTGGTTCTCATGAACTAAGTCCGGTACAATTTGCTGAAGCTCTTGAGCAATCACACCATAAGAGGGTGCTCCATTATTCTTCCAGTTAAAAGATACGCCTCTCAGCTGAGAGATAACATCATTGGGATTTTCTATTGTTTCGATGTTCTCTTTTAGCCTATTATCTGATGTCGAATTGAAATCAGTAGCTGTTACAAGGGTAGCTGTAATATTGTTTGCAACAGACAATGCTCCAACTACACTTACTGTGTTTGAAAAGGTAGCTGTACCAGCAAACGTATTGTTAGCAGTTAGCGATGCTGCGTCAGTAATAATCTTGTTGGTAGTCAGCCGCCATGTGTTGAAAGAATCAGACAGCTGTACGTTAGCTACTGGGGAACCCGAGAATACTATGGTCATTGTTCATTCCCCGTGTTAGTATTTTCGTGTAGTTCTTTAATAGCCTCAATCAGAAGTGCAGCTAGGTTACCGTAGCTTACTGACTTGTACCCTTTACTGTTTGTATGAACAAGCTCTGGAACCACTTCTTCAACCTGTTGAGCAATTACACCAATACTTTTTTTGTCAGTATTAACCCAGTCAAACTCTACACCAACGAGCTTTGTGACTTTGTCTAACGCACCTTCAATTGGTTTAATGTTCTTTTTAAGTCTTTCATCAGAAGTTGAATCAAAGTCTGTTGCAAATAAGGTACCAATAGATGGATTGTATAGTAACGCAGAATGGGTATTAGCGGACGTCAGCTGCCCGGAAGTAATTCCTGTAAATGGTATACGAAGTGTCCTGTCACTAGCTGCATCCGTTGCCGTGGTAGTACCAACACCTGATAATCCACTACCATCTCCATTGAACGCGTTCGCTGTAATATCACCTGTAGCAGTAACGCTATGTGTAATAACAGCATTACTAGTTAATCTATGCACATGAACATTTGCCAAGTTAAAGCTGGCGTGGTTAATGTTAATATCAGCTACTGGTTCGAAGCCTGGCTTGTACTCTGAAAAAATATAGTACTCTTTAGTACCAGAGTCTCGAATAATACCAGTGTGGTTATTTGAATAACCAGGACCACCATCATTATAGTGAGCAAAGAAACCAATATCGAGAATATCACTAAACTCGTTGTTAGATGCTAAGTGTATCAACGCATCGGTAGTTTCAATTGTAGTTTTACTGACGATAGTGGTATTGCCACTAAACAGAGCATCTCCGTCTACGGTCAAACTACCGGTAATCGTACCTCCGGTTGTTGGAAACGCCGAATCAATAATTTGATTAGTACGCGTAAACCAAGTTTGAAACGTGTCAGTTGTTTGTACGTTAGCTAAGTTAAGTGCCATTATACGCCTCTAAAGTTACTTCGACACCAATTGCTGCAACATCTGCTTGATATCTTTTATATCGTTTTGCAAATCGTATACCTTACTCTCTACGTGCTCAAGTCTTTGAGCTTTTTGTTGCTTCCTTAAATAAGCAACATACTCTTGCTTGTCGACATTAAGTATCGCTTTACTATGAGGATCACGTCTAAGATTTTCATGATCCGCTACTTTATGCAATTCCGTCATGCTAATGCTATCGCTCTAAAGTTACGACAAGTAGGAGCAGCTGCTGTATTGTCAGCATACATTACAATCTTGATACTAAACGCATCAAACTCATCATAGCTTATACCTGACTTAGTATATGAGATGTCATCAGCATAGTACTCATATTCATTGTATGTGAATACATCTTGATTGACCGTAGTACTAGCTTGACGTCTAGTCATTAACACGTAAGGACGATCTTCAAAGTTATCAATGTCTTCATTATTTATAACCCTGTAGTAAACTTCAATTGAAGAACCCTTAGGCATATTCTGGTCTACAAACACTTTTAAGCTCTTAGCAGACAGTCCATCACCCAAAGTTACTTTTCGAGTAATATATTTCGCTGAAGCATAGCTATCACTGGCTGTAGTCTCTGCTACAAAAGTACCAGTTGGTGATGGGTTGATGATATTCTTAACCAGCGAAACACCAGATTGATCAAGTCTAAAGAATGGCGATACATCTGCATCAGAAGTTGCAAATGTAGCCTTAACTTGCAGATCTGCGTTTGTAGAAATTTCTTTGGATGCATCAAAATATAAATCTTGATTTGTTAACACATTTACAAACGAGCCTACAGATCCACCTTTTGTCTTGGTCTTAATTTGATATGTTGCTGTAGTTGGAACAAATGTATCGTTCTTAGTCATTACAATGCTTGCAAGATCATACTCTCCAGATGTATTCGCAGACGCGTTATATGAAACCCTTCCAACATTATTGGCAGACATTGTAATACTAAAATCAGAGCCTGTAGTAAACTGAGCTTGGTTTAGTCTAAAGCACAGGTCAGACTCTTGTTGTGGAGTCCACGTCTTAGCGTTCTGAGATTTAAACAACGAACCAAGTGTAGGCTGTAGTGTAATAACACCAGTACCGTCAAGTCTATCTTCTCCAACAGTACAGATAAACGTGTTATACTCTAACGAGTCTGTAAGCAACACTATTGCGTAATCACCTGGCTCAAGATACACGGGAGAATCAAATGCAATATTCGTTGCTGTTGGCGTAGTTGGGTTCGCGTTTATAGAATCTGGATTAACCGCAACCTGTGAACCAGGTATAATCTCCTCCGCACTCGGGAATCCATTTACTGTAGGTCTTATCTCCACCCTTAAAGGAAGACCCGTAGTATCCTTAGTAGACATGAATACGTCTACCGAGGTCAAGAATATACCGTGTGGGTGGAATTCACTTCCAACTGAGAAGGTTTGAGCTAACGGATCCATGCCCCAATCACACGGTACAGTCTTTGAATTGTATAAAGCTGCTTGATCCATGCCAAGCAACATGTTTAGCACACCAGGGGCAGTAGATGAAAAGTGTGCAGATGTTGTAGGATAAGTGCCAGCATCTGGATCGTAAGTGTCAGTACCAGCTGGACCTTCTGCATAAGCACCCGCCAAGAAGTTAGTAATCCAGTAAATGTAACCTGCAGGATCTGGCTTACGGTTTATTTGTTCACCATTAATATACTTGTTGTATACTATGTTAGCCAATGCAAGGTGCAAGCTGTTGTTAATATCAAAAGGATTGAAAGAAGGAATACCAACCATCCTTCTATTAACCTCTGTTTGTGTAGCCTGTTCGTGAACAAAATCACTTACTGTCTTTTTAGTGACAGACTGTGGATTAAGTTTTTTGGTAACGAGCTTGTACGTTTTTTGTGTTCCAGCAGCTGTAAATGTTGCGGTAGCGAACGTAGTAGAGTTCTCAGGGTTGATTATTTTGTCCGACACCATTACATCTACAGTTCCAACAGGTATCTGTATACCGTGTGACAGCACGTTGGATAGATCGATCTTAGGCAAAGCAGTATTATCAGCAGCGTAAGCCGCTTGAGTAAGAGTTCGCTTGTAGTTCGGAACCCAGAAATAGCCACTAGCAGAACCATTTGCATCAGTTATAATTTCTTTTTGCGATGGACTAGCGTCATACAATACCTGTTCAACACGCGTGGAAGCGTATGAAGTAGTAGCAGCATGATCGGTGATGTTTTTACCAGCCATAAAGACAAAAATTCTAGTATTAGGTCTACAGCCTTCTACAGTAAAGTTTACTTTACGTGATCTCATGTATTGATATGAAATGCTATTGGTAAGCTGCAAGCTGTTTTTAGTAACAGTCCTTGATTTTACTGTTGTAGTTACATACGCTGATATTGGGCTACCTGGAACGTATTTCTTATCACCCTTTGATCCTCTGAGGTATTGGTTCTCTCCACTGCGGGAATTTACTTGCCAGTTACCATAATCTGTACCTACTTGAGATTTCAGATACTTGAAATGGTCTAATTGACCTTGGAAATTATCAACTACAGTTGGAGTACTGATATTGTCGACCCAGATATCTCGATCAGGGGTTACTTTTAACAATCCAGTAAATACAACAACCTGGAAAGGATTAACATTTATAGTGCCAGACGCAATTGTTTGCGAAACATATACACCTTCAGTATACGGTACGGTTACTAAACCACCAGTATTAGTTAACGTAGCACCTGCATCAGCTGTAAGTGGAGCGGAGTCACTGGTAAACTTTGGTCTAAGTATTTGATTCTGCCTATCAACCGACACCTTATAATTAGTATCGAAAACATCACCTACACTGTGACCTGTAAAGCTATCAACAATAAATCCATTTTTATATCTTGCTTCACCGTTGTCATCTAAGAACTGAGTACTGGCAACTTGAGATTCAAGTAGGTTCAAAGACGTATAGTATTCTAGATTTTCAATACGAGTCTCCAACGCACCAATATCTCGCATTGTGTATCTGCTGTTATCAGATAGTTCTATTTTTAAATCAGTTTCATCGTATGTGTACGGATTTACGGAAATGGTAGCTAGTAGCATTGTATCACCAGATGTTGCAGGTACTGGTGGATAGTTTAATGCAGAAGCACCAGACGTGACTATAAAACTACCGTTTTGATCTAAAGAAATCTTATGAACTACTTTTTTGTAGTAGCTGTAGTCTGCTTCTACTTCGAAAGTCTGAGAATCAACGATCTGGTGATTGTCAAAAATCTTGGAGGAACTGTAAGTATTGGAGCTGGTGTTCGATGACCTGGTTGGCCTAAAGTCTAGCACGTCCCTAAGATTAATTTCTTCGCCCTTACTGTCACGATAAGTTGGGATCAAGTTGTAGTCTGGATAACTCTTATCTGAGAAGTAACCCAAACCACCGCCATGTGAGTAGTAATCAAAATCCACTAAAAGGTGGTTGCTGTTTGCAGTGTATCCTGGCTTAAGCTCAATGGTAGCATGATCGTAGAAGTTATCTCTTTGGCCACCGTTGAAAGTAAACTTGTCAGTTACCACACTTACGTTTGAAGCATAGCGAACGGTGTTAGCGGATACAAAAGTCGAGTTGCCTTCGTATACAGCATTTAACTTAATACCATCAGCGTATCCAAGTGACAGCTTGGTACCGTTGACTGGATACCCACCAACTATAGTTTTGGTTGTCCCACTTTGTCGAGTCTTTGCTCGCCGTGTGTCTGCAGTAACGTCAATAGCTGCATATATGTCAGCTGTTCCGTTAAATGAAGCTTCGTCGACATCGATGGTAGCAGAAGCTGGGTTACCAGGTGTGGGAGTTGGTACTGTTACTGAGCGAGAACCAGCTGTCATGTCTACGTTCTCGCCAGTAGAGATAGTACCCGCGCCACCAGACTTAACTACTACAATAAAGTTTTCGTTAGCAAGGTCACCTGTACCTGAAGAGAATCTCTCTGATCCACCCAATGTTTGAATAGTAGCTGAACCACTAGTAAATGATACAGCTGCAAACTTACGCTTAAACTTATAATCAACATTAACTGTGTTGGCAATGTTAATATGAGGCATTGCGAACAAACTAGTATTATAATCCTTGTCTGTTAGCTTGACACTTCTGAAGGAAATTGTGCTTGCTGTGTTTGATACGGTAGCTTGATTCGACAACGTAATACTGTCAAAACTTATAGCGCTTACAATAGTATTTGCCGCAAATGCATTGTTTTCAATTACCTGTCCAACCTTTACACCAGCAACACCGCTAGTTAAATCAACGGTCGTGCTGCCAGAAGTGATATTACCAATTTTGTTAAATGACGTAATGCTGTCCGAATGAATTGCAGCAAACGCAGTATAACTAGAATGCGTGCCCTTAATAACACTCTTAACATTATTAAACACTTTATTGTCTGTAGCGTTGATATTGATATCATAAAGAAACAACTTGTACTTCCTCTGATCACTTGATCCAGAGAGGTACTCTACATTCCTTACATGAGCCTCACCAATCTTAGTTGCAGACGTTGGAGTGGTATTTGAATGCAATTCTACTCTATCGTTAAAGCCAAAAAGACCAGTTGTGAAGGTATTGGCTACAACGTAATTACCGTAGTAAGCTGTAATTTTTTGTTCGGTAGCAGATTCTGTTGCTCTAGATTTAGCAAACTCTACTGACGTTACGTTGGGGGTAAACACCCTATAACCTTTCACGTAAGCAGTGCCTGGTGTAAATTGAGCTATGAGGTTAGCTGTTGAAGCTGATGTATTAGCAATAGTAAGATCAAACCCATCAACGGTATAGTGACCAGATTCTTCAAATGTTCTTTGAGCTAGTACGTCACCTAAAATGTTATAATCTGCATCTGGTCTTTTCCTAGCAAACGTACCGTTTAAAACTCTTGCAACCTCAAAGAAATTGTTTGAACTAAGGGGTGGGCTTGCAATATCAGATACAGCCTTTGTAGTAAGAGTAAGCTCTACCTTTAACCTGTCTGCACCAGGAGCAGCATAGTTGTATGATCCTCTTGCTGGGTCTGTAAGAGTACTGTCGTCATCTGAACTAACTAATGTTTCAGTTGAAGTAAATCCAATACTAATCTGGTGAGAGGTATTAGCTGCTACTACAACTGATTGAGAAGGAGCTCTGATAAACAAACCTTTGTGGTAATAAACAGACTCGTCTATTGCATATAGGAAACCCGCAGTAGCTGGAAGTTTAGCAGCGCTACCCTGAGCTGTAGTAATAATTTGAGCAATACCGGAATTAGAGAAAAACAAGCCTGTGTTGCTGTTAATAAAAGAAGAACTAAAATCTATAACTTCATTATTGGATACTTCTCTTGGTGATGCAATAGTTACGGTATTGGCCTCTTGAAGATACTGAGCAAAAATAAGATCATAGTCGCCACCAACAGCTGCAACTACTTTCTTTACCTTAAATAATTTTTCCGACGTTCTAGTTCTTGCATACTTACCATCAAATGTACTTACGTCGATAGCAGCACCTGCATAGGACGACTTAAGCCTAAAAACTGCTGTCTGATCGAGTACTTCACTGGTACCTGTTACTTCAGATCCATCTTTAAAAATATGATTACCAAATCGATGGATTTGGTTTTGCAAAATAGTTTGCTGCTGAGTTAATTCCCTAGCCTGTACAGCAAATCCTGGACGATACAGAACGCGATGAAAGTTTTTAGTTTCATCGTAGTCGTCGTAGTATGGATCTACATTAAAGTTAGTCGTCAGGTTATTGTTAGCAGTTGCCATATCTGTTTCTCTTTATCAGAACTTTGCAGTGATCGTAAAGTTTTCTGTTTGATCTGCATCTCTCTCTAATGGTGGCTGTGTTACCATGTAAATCATTCTTCCACTAAATGGTACTAAATCAGGTAATGTTATGGAATTTAGCTGTCCGGTGATTCCGGAACTATTGGCTGTCACTGTTTCAGAATTTGAAAAACTACCCGAAGGATAGGACAAGTGCAGTACACCGGTTGTAGCAGCTGCATTTGTGTTAGCAAAATACACTACTCTACCAGATGCTCCCGAAGTATTGCCCCTAACAAACTCATCTTGAGTAAAGACACCGGTTACCGAACTTAATGTCAGTCTTAAAGTCTGATCGTGTCTAAGGTTACTAGCAACACCGCCAGTGGACCTTAACTTAGGATCCTTAATTATACCGTAAATCCTAAATTGGTTATTCGCAGCAAAGAAACCACCTTCACTACCATCAACCTCAATGTTCATCGTTACGTTTCTAGCAAACAGCTCATTAATTGGATCAGCACCGTGGCCTCCAACATCTGGTAAGTATGCTACAGCAGTTGCACCAGATCCATATGATGGGTTAGCGGTAATTAATATTCTAGCTCTAGAGTAGCTTGTACCATCATTAACAGAAGTGATCCTTGTTATAGCACCGTTCTGTACATTAGCGTATGCTTGAGCTCCGTTTCCATCTCCTACTATATTTATCCGTGGTCCAATATGATATGTACTGGAAGTATTGGGGGACACAGAAAAAGCTGTGTTTACTGTCAACAGTTTTGTTGTAGCGTTGTAACCCGAAATAATTCTTAGCTGGCCAGCACCTAGTCCACTTGAAATGAAGATTGTAGAGCCGTTATAGACACTGTCCGTACCACTACCTGTATTTGCAATAGTAAGTTGTGTAGTGCTGGTTACACCAGCGACTGTACCTTTATTGTGTAAGTAGCCACTACCACCAGACGTTACTTCATAGATTGGTACCGAACCGTTTGCAGCTGCTTGCTGTACCGACCACTGTGCACTACCATCGTCAGATATCAGCGTCTTTACCGGAATATGATTTACACCACCAAAACGGTTAAAGTCAGCTTGAGAGACGTCATACATAAACTTCCATTTATAACCATCACTGGTAGTAATAACAGAAGTAGATTGACCAGTCGGTATAACAGTACTTGGAGCACTGTTAGCATTGAACAGGCACTTGTACACTTCATTGTTACTGGTGATTACATAAAAATTGCTAGTAGCAAGATTTGGATTAGTATCATCGTACTCTGTATACACCGTATTGGTGGTCCAAAGATACTTGGTCGCTGCCATAGTAACATTGTTGTTAGACACTTTTTTGACCGCAGTCATTCCTCTCCAGATGTCTCTGTCGGAAAATACTGTATCTTCGAGAGCGGGTGGACTACTTTCTACGTTCCATTCATTAATCCTAGAATAGAACAGGTACATTTGAGATGGATCAGACTCATCAAATCCTTCTTTAAACTGCTGTGCAGTATGCACGTTAAATTTTTTACTGACTAGGGTGGCCATTTATACGTTACCATCGTATGTGTAAAGGAAAGTACCATTTGCCATGGATTCACCTGTAAACTGAGTGTTTAAGCTAAACGCTGTGTTACTGAAAACAGTATTAACTATATATGTCGTGTTACCTGTTGTACCAGGTATCGTATCTGTAATTTGAACTTGTGATCCTCCTTGTAGTATATCCAAGAATGGTACTCCACCATCACCCTGTACAACAAACTGTGTTCCGTAAAGAACTGGATCATTTAAGTAGGTTGTAATTGGGTTTGCTAGGTATGGTGAAATAACATTGTTGTTTGATACATGGATAAACCCATTAGCTGCAAGATACAACACAGCGGTTGGTGTCACGGTTAGTGTCGACGCAATAGAGTCAACGGTAACATCTCTTGATATCAAAGGTGTACCAACTGTAGAGAGAGGCCCGATACTACCAATACCAAACTTACCACCTATCAAGTCTGTGGTTACCAACGTTTCTACAGACAGGCCTGTCAGGTCTGCCTCTACTTCAATATCAATCTGACCAAACAGTTTAGTACCAGCTGGATGGATTACATCGCGAACAATATTTCTGTAGGTCTTTAGAGCCTGCTGTGACTTTATTACGTAACTAAATTCTTGATAATAATAGTTGTCTTGTAGCCTTTGATCCCAACTCAAGAAACCTTTAGTACCGGTATAGTTACCAGCTTGTGTTATAACACCAGATACAACTGGATCACCAATACCGTTGATGGCAGTACGCGTGAGATTCTTTATGTTAATTGAGAAGGTAGAGTTGTAAAGAGAACCACCGTTGTCTACAGAGACATTAGTAATTGAACCAGGTTGGAACGAAGGAGTGATTACAGCATTGCGTCCTTTGATCCCACCACTTCCATCAGAAATTTCTAGTGGTGATATAGTACTATCGATCGCGAATACAGTTGGCAGGTCTTCGACATAGTTACCGAACACTACATTAATACCACTAATAGCCCCTGTTACCACATCTTCCCTACCAAGAGCAACACTCAAGCTGGTAGATGAGTTAGACGATGCAAGGTTTGAACTAATAACACCTGAGTTGGAACTATAAGTTGGTCCAAAACCAATTGGAGTATCGGAAAGGCCCTGGATGCTGTCAGTGTACACTTCAATAGTTTCAGTGTTAGAGATAGACGTTACAGATACTTCACCGGTGATACCACCTCTTGGATTACCACCTGTAATAGTAACTGTAGTATTTCCAACGCTATATCCACTACCACCATCAGTGACAGTAAATGTAACAGACTGATCAGTAGTAGCTACTACTGTACCATTAGCACCAGTACCCCTATTACTAATAAAAGATACACTATCACCAACCTGGTGGCCAGTACCACCCGTGGTTCCCTGAGCACCAATCAGTACATCTACTAGAGGCCCAACACTATTAACAAGCCGACCGCTAACACCAGTAGTGGTTTCTACAATCTCTAAATCTTGGAATACACCGGTAACGTCTTTAAGTCTAAGCTGCTTTACCTCAATACCACTTTCAAATACAGTAAGGACGCTTATAACGGTACCTTTAGCACCAGAAGAGCGGCCGGTTACTTGTAGACCTACAATACCTTCGAAGTTGCCTACAATAGGAGCACCTAAACGTATAAGAGTCTGTTCAGTCCACCTTCCATCAGACGCACGCAATACATTTTCACTAGGCTTATAGATCGATACATTTTGATTATACAGAATACGGAATAGCAGGTTATATGCAGCCGCGGACCCTTTTGCGCGATACAAATCTTTTATTCGTTTTGCGACTAGTCTTTTATCGGCCAACACATTATCAGGAAAGTCCGCTAATACTTCTCGTTTGAAATATTCATAGAACTTGTCTAAGTCCGTTGTATCAATATCACGGTTATTTAAATGATTCTTACTGACTTCTGTAACCTGGCCAGTAGTCTCCATCCACTCATAGTACGCTTTTAGGAACGCAACGAGATTAGGACCCTCTTCTAACAGATATCCGGGTACCTGACTTTCTAGTAATGTCGATATTTTATTATCGGTAGCCATTTAGTACGTCGATGATGCTGATACTACACCGGTCTCTGTAGACACAGTGGATTGACTGGTAGATGACAATGATCTAGAAAGTGCTTCACTCTCATCCGTGTTATTATTAATAATAGTAACATACGAATCAGCAAGCTGGCAGATTTGACTTCTTACTGACTTAACAAACTGTTCATGTGGCGTACCATTAATTTTAATACCATCTCCACTATACGCTGCAATAAGAAGTGCATTGGTCTTTACAGTACCTAGATTATAATCTACCGTGCCTACATTATTATCAACATATACCCTAGCACCCTGCACTAATCTGTATATTCGCAGCTTTCCTTTTCCATCATCATCAAAGTAACAAGTAAATCCTTGATAGGTAAATGAACTACTGCTGATAGTATACAGATGGCCGCTATGTGGATTATAAAGTGGGTTATTGAATTTTACGGTATATGACTGAGTGAGAGATGTATTAGGAATAAACCTACGCTGCATTTTTATATCAACAGCTACGTTAATTACACTATCGTCAATTGCATCGATCTTCTTAATAAACTCTGACAAATAGAAGTTACGGTTAAACACTCCAAGCTCATTAGTATTGAAAGAAGACATGACACCGTTTACTTGTGTAAGAAGTGTATCGCCATCTTTACTTGTCACATTAGGATTATAACGCACATCTATAGTAGGTACGATATAAAGGTACTCTGCATCTACGAATACTGGTTCTATGGTTACTACGTTTCTGTTATCCAGTAATTCAATAAGTTCAGCTTTACGCGCATCTGTAAGTAAAGCACTGCCAATTGGTTTAGCAGCAATATACACCTTACCGTATACAGGGGGACTATTCTTTTCACCACCCCATACACTAATAGTTTGTAAATCAGGTGCATTGTTTAAAAGAATGTTCTTATAGTCGTTAGCAGTTACTGCCCTATTCTGGGCACTGTAGTTTCTAGGAGCATTAAACTTAATACTGTCTATAGACTGTGGATTTGCACCCCCGGCTGCTCTACTACTAGTACTAATGGTATAAGAACTATTACCAGCTAGTGTTAAAGGACCACTAAATGTTCTAGCACCGTTTAGAGTAGGACCGTTACATACGTTGTAATTGAGTTTAACAATATTACCGTCTGATGGTTT